GCCGGAGCTGGAGCTGGGGCTGGGGCTGGGGCTGGGGCTGGGGCTGGGGCTGGGGCTGTTGCTACCGGCGTCGTAGCGGCGACCATCGCCGACAGAGCCGAGAGCTCTTGAAGAATGATCGCCTTTCGGGCGCCGGTGAGGCCAGCCATGTCAGACCCCTTGCGCCTTGGCCAGGATTGCGGCTCGGCGCTCGTCTTCCTGAGCGTCTGCTGCGCTGAGAGCCTGCACGTCTGCGACGATGGAATCCAGCCGCGCCTGGAGCGAGGCCTTCTCGGCCAGGGCCGTGTCGCGCTCGGCGATGAGCACCGCGTTCTGCGCCAGGGCCGCATCACGCTCGGCAGTGACCGTGGCCAGCTGCGCCAGCAGGCTATCCTGAGTTTCGGTCTCGCTTACAGCAGCCGAGATCGCCTCGATGGAAGCAATGATCTCCGACTGGCGCGTGGTCGTGAATTGCATGAGTAGGTCCTTTCAAGTTTGGCGGCGAAGATCACCACCCTGATGGAAAGTAGCTGTTGCCGGTAGAACTGCCGCGAGCCGAAGTCTGCACGACACCACCGATGCCGTCACGGCCGGCCGGCCCTTTCAGGTCCACTTCTTCACCCCAGACATCGCCGGGCGCCTGCTCGAACTGCAGCTTGCTGCCATTCCAGCGGTGCCGCGGCATTGGCCCGATGGGACCTGCAGGCCCGATGGGCCCGGCCTCGCCACGTGGCCCACGCTCGCCGGCTTTACCGGAGGCGCCCGGAGCTCCGGCCAGACCACGAGGCCCAGGTTCGCCTCGAGGGCCGCGCTCACCGCGCTGGCCGGCCTCGCCCTTCGGGCCGCGCTCGCCAGCGGGACCGGGCTTCCCGTCGGCACCGTCGCGGCCAGGCTTGCCGTCGGCGCCGTCCTTGCCGTCGCGCCCATCACGACCATCGCGGCCGCGCAGCGCGGCGCGCTTAGGCTTCGGCGGTTGCTCGAGCGATTCGTCGGGTGAGGGCATCGCCGAACTGCTGCAGGCGAGCAGCAGCCTCCGTCTCGACCTGCTTCTGACGCATGGCCTCGGCCTGCTGCGTCTCGAAAGCCTTCATGGCATCGGCGACGGTGCGGATCACCTCCGCATTGGCAGAGGCCATGTCGCCCTTCATCAGCTCGATGACTCGTCCCACGCCGATGTCGACCGCCCGCTCGACGTCCTCTTGCGAGGCAGGATCCGGCCCGTCGTCTTCCGGGTCAGCGCCAGAAGCCGGCGCCGGAGCCGGCGCAGGTGCGCTGGTGGCGAACGGGTTCTCGCTGGCGTCCCGCTTGGCCAGCGCCGCGAGGGAGAAGTTCTGCTGCTGCACCATCGGCGACTCGCCGCCGGTGACCGGCCCAAGGTTGAACTTGGCCCGAGCCTCGTTCGGAGAGACGATGCCTCGCTGCACCTTCACGCCCTCGACCTCGGCCAGGGTCTTGCCGTCCATCCGCAGGAGGTCGTCCAGAGCAAACTCGGTCCGGTACCTCATCGGGTCCAGCTGCAGCCCTTCGTCGAGCACCGCCTCGATCGACTCGAAGTGCTTCTGCAGGCACTGGTTGTAGTACTGCTGCCAGAGCGCCTGCACGTTGTCGTAGCTGGGCATCTGGCCGACACCGACCATGAACCCGGGCACGTGGAACGACGTGCAGATGCGCTCGTCCGACAGCTTCAGCTGCTCGGCTTGCTGCGAGTCCACCGCGTTGATGGCCATGCCCTCGAACTTGAGGCTGTCTCCGAGCACGGCCACCTTGCCCATGTTGCCGCCGGAGTAGTTCGACTCCCACTCGCGCTTGAGCCGGGCGGCCACCTCGTCGGAGATCGCAGCAGGCGCGGTGAGCACGCCGCTCGGTCGCGCCATGTTCTGAAAGAACTTGGCCGCCGCGCTGTCGATCTTCAGGCCGAGCGTCGCCGCGACACCGCACGCGAAGATCGGCGACACACCGACCAGCGGGTGGAACAGGCACTCCATCCGGTCGTGAATGATCTCGCTGGCCGGCACGGCCGGCAGGTCCATCGACAGGCCGGACAGGTCGTCCGAGTTCAACTGGTAGAACACCGAGCCGTCGGGAGCGACCAGGGGCTGCACGCGAGTCGGATCCAGCACGTACAGCTTGACCACCACGCGCCGGGCATCGCGCACCTTCAGCACGTAGGTGTTGCCCCGCTGCAGCTTGGAGATCATCCAGGTCTCCACGAACTGCTGCCGGGTCTGGTAGTGGTTCGGCTTGCGCAGCACCGGAGAAAAAGCCGGGTTGGAAGTGACCTCCCAGTGCCCGTTCGCAGCGCGCTCGCGCAGGTCGAGCCCGATCTTGCCGACGTCGCTGGCGATCAGCGTGATGCACGCGTAGACGGTCGGGTGAGCCAGGACCTTGTCGTGCACGACCTCGACGTCGCGCTGGAACGTGTCAGGCCCGTCGCCGAACCAGGAGAAGCCGACGCCGCGACCGCGGGTCGGGACTTGCGAGAGCATGCCGGCCTTCTGCAGGACCGCGGTGAGCCCCCTGCGCAGCGCCGGCGCGAACTTCACTCCGCGGCTCCTGCCAGGTCGCGCCGGCGGTAGTGCGGCCGCGTCGACGTCGGCGCGTCAGCTGCGCTGGCGCCGTCCGCCGGCTGAGCATCCTGCGCGGCTTCGAGCTGGCCAGGCTCGGGCTTGTCCGCGTTGCCCAGATCGGAGGGCGAAGCATCGCCGGCCGAGGGGGGGGGATTCTGCGTGGCACTCGTGAGCGACTCCGCCTCGAGCGCCTGCTTGCGGTAGCCCCGGCCGCGCTTTGTGGCGCCTTCCGTGGCGATCGGGAGCGGGTCCGGCAGGGGCGGAGGAGGAACGGTGCCGCGGCGAGCGTTCTGAATGGCCTCCAGCACGCGCGCATCGGACTCGCCGCGGGCCTCGAACGGATCCCCGGCCTTCAAGCGACGGCCGGCGTAGGTGAAGCCCTTGGAAGCGATCATGGGAACAGACATCGGTGGTCCTCCTGTGAGAAAGCCCGGGCATCGCTGCCCGGGCTGGTTCACGACGCAGGAGCGATCAGCTCACGACGCCGCCGTACTCGGCGTTGTCGAGGAAGACCACCGCGCCGGCGCGCCGCTTCTGGAAGTTGATGCGGCGAACGACCTTGAAGCCGACCGACTCCGACTGCCACAGGTTCACCAGGTTGGCGGTGGCCGCGGCCGGCGTGTCGGTGGCGCCCGACGGAGGGTCGTCTTGCTCCAGGGTCGCGGTGTCGGTCATCGAGAGCTCGATGCCCGAGTCGCCGATCTTCCAGATGTCCGACGGCTTCAGCAGGATCCAGTGCCCGCCGGTCACGTTGTCGCCGGTGTACACCGTGTCGCCGAGCAGCTCGCCGCCGGTGGCACGCAGGCCCGGGAACTCGGTCTGGCCCAGGGCATTGACCAGCAGCGACAGCGCCTTGGCCATCGACGGGGTCATGATCTGCACCAGGCCGCTGGCGTTCTTCGCAGCCAGGAACGGAGCGTAGAGCGACATCAGGTCGGCGCGCACGGCCGCAGCGTCGGTGCCCGAGGGGGCCAGCGCCACGAGGCCGTTCAAGATGCCCGCCGGCGAGACGCCGCTCACCGCAGCCGCGGTACCCAGGAACGTGGTGTCCACGCGCTGCGCGCTCGCCTCGGCGATGCAGTCGCGGATCCACATTTCTGCGGACGGCTGCGAGTCGAGGATCAGCTCCTTCGAGCTGACCGCGATCGCGCCGACCTTCAGCGGCGTCAGTTCGACGGACGAAGCGTCGGCCTTCGACACCGGGATGGCCTTGGACTCGCCCACCCAGTAGCCCGTCGCCGCGCCGTCCTGGCCCTTGATGTTGACGCGCGCCGGCACCGGACGCAGCGGCAGCCGGTCGAACACGGTCATGGAGTACAGGAACTCGACGAAGTCGCCGGTGTAGCGCGTGTCCGACTGCGCCAGTTCGGCGCCCCACTCGCCCGAGCCGGTGCCGGCGCCGGCGACGCCGGCCTTGATCCAGTTCACCAGGTTCGGGTGGGTCTTGCCCCAGCGGTGCTGGGCGATCTCGATGGGCGACACGTAGCTGCCCTGCTTCATCGCGATGAACGCGTGCGCCTTGGCGATCGCGGCCCGGATGTAGCTCTGGCCCTTGAACTTGTCCTCGGGGTCGGTCTTGCGCACGAAGCCCATCGGGCCGCGCGACTCGCTGGCCGCCTTGGAGTTGTCGCCGTTGACCGGGCGAGCGGCAGCGCCGTTCAGCGCCTCCAGGGACTTGGCGCGGATCTGGTCGTCCAGCAGGTCGACCTCGGCGAGCAGGCCGTCGAACTCGCCAGCCTCGTCCTGCGACATGCGGCGGTCCGCCGCCTTGGCGGTGTCCTGCAGTTCGGTCATGCGCGCCGTCTTGGTCGCGCGGGTCTCACGGAGCTCGGCGAGCTCCTGGTAAGCGTTCTTCATGGTGGAGCCTTTCCCCGTTGGGGTTTGGGAGCCGCTCGACGCGGCGGACTTGACGAACCCCGGGACGCCGGGAAGTGCGGAAGCACGCCCATCACCAGCTGCACCTCGGCCAGACGCGGCCAGCAGCTTGTGATCGGCGGACTTCACCGCAAGGATGGTGGCCTGCTCGTTCGCCGGGATGGTCACCGCGGAGAGCTCGAGCCAGAGCCACTTCATGATCCGATAGCCGTAGGTGCCCTCGATGCGCGCGGTCTCCTTGGCGTTGAACCCGATCGAGAGGCCGCGCACCAGGCCGGACTTGATGTACTGCCAGTAGGTCTTCAGCTGCTTGCCCAGGTCACTGTCCGGATCGTCGTCCATCGAGGCGACCTCGCCTTCGACCTCGATGCCGGCGTCGGTGACGCGGGCCTTCGTGATCCAGCCGATGGGGCTGCGAGAGTCGTGCTGCCAGAGCAGCGGAATCGGGAGCTTGAACTCG